GTCTCTCCACTCCATGTCATCACCTCCACGCCATGCTTCAAGAGGTAGGTCGCGCCCTGACAGGTGAGCTCAACCTGGGAGTCAGTTATAACATAAACACGAGAGAGACCGGCGTGGTGAATCGCCTTAGCGCAATTGAGACAGGGCACCCGAGACACAGCCAACCAAGCCCCCATCGTGGAGCTCCCTCGACGTGCAGCGTTGATGATCGCGTTGAGCTCTGCGTGATGACAGCCCACCTCTGTCATGGTCCCGCTGATGATCTGCCTAGCGTCGCGCTCACAGTGATCACCACCACACAGATCACCGCCGCCTCTTGGTGGTCCGTTGTAGCCATCAGAGATCACCACCCATGACTGAGGTTCAAACAACACCGCGCCGACATGACCACGTGGACAGGGTGAGAGCTCACCGAGCATCTGAGCTTGTCTGAGTCGAGCTCTGATGTGTTTATTCATCCACGCCCCTCACCGCCTTGATGCTCGGGTACGGTCACATCATGAATATAGTTAGAGAGACGCTCAGCCCTGCCAAGCGTGACCAACCAAACGATCTCACTGAGTGGATGCGCTAGCAGGTTGTGTACTGTCCAATTCTTATAAAGCTTACTCATAGTCATCACTCAACAATGCAGAGACTGAGATGGGAAATTGTTCGAGGAGTTGCGCTCTGATCGCCTCAGCCGCTAATCGTGTCTCAAGCTGTACGTGCTCAGTGGTCCTGAGCCTGATGAACTTGACCCAGTTGTGCAGGTTGCCCGACATCCAAAACGAGGTGTAGAGAGAGGTGGACAAGACTTGGCGCGCCGTTTCACGTGAAACACCCAACGCTATGAGCTCCTGATAGTTCGCCAACGAGGTAGCTGCTGAGGATGCAAACAGCGCTCGACAACGGTTGAGGTCATCAGGGAGCTCATCAGATGAACACTGCAGGTTGTTCTCTGCCTGGCGTCTGATCTCCTGTGGGTGATAGATCATGATTGACTTGGACGTGTAGCGCCTCGACACCTCGTTGAAGCTGAACGTCCTGTGGCGCATGATCTGACGCGCCACGAACAGCGGGACCGTCAACTCAAACGTAGCGCTCACATGCTCGAATGGTGAGGTGTGCCCATGTGCTGCCAAATACCTGATCAGCTTAGCGTCTCGGTCTGACATACCGTTGGTGATATCAGTGCTCAACTTAGAGAAGCTCACACGAGCTGCTTGGGCCGGTGTCTCATCTGAGCCCATTGAATCCAAGAGGATCACCTCACCTACCCCATCATCATAGATCTTCATGGCTTGACCCAATCGGAAAAGATCGCCGCCTCTAGTCTGTCACTTAGGCTCAGGATGGGGCACGAAGACCCACACATTAGCACTAGCCCCGCGTCATTCAGTGCTATGGCTGCTTTCTTTATAGTGTCTCTTTCAAGATCCATGTTTGTGTCCTCATGAATGTAAAAGAGATTGATTAGATGATTCCTTACGTCTCTAACGCCACGCGGATATATAGCGCTGTGGGTTTGAGCGAATCCTCGCTCCCTGCCCTCAAGCGCTGTCAAGGCTACTAGGTCGATGATGTCGAGCTTCGTTGATAGACTCCCCTGTATTTCACACAGCTCAGAGAGAATCTCATTGGGGAGCATAGCCGACGGTCTATATAGTGCTTTCATTAAAAACTCCTTGTCTTAGCGCCGCCAACTCTGACGCGGCGTGATTTAGTTTTAGACCTGCCCTGATATCGGCGTTGGTCTACTGTCTGATCGTCTGCCCATCTCCACATGATGCAGTCATAGCGGAGAGCGTCTAGAGGGTCTTCTCTGCCATCCTTGCGCGGTTGCTCTTTGTTGCGCTCCCAAGCGTATGAGAGCAGAGCCTTTCTGATTGAGTTGCCATTGACCCGCTCACCCATGTCCCAGACCTCACGGGTGATGAGGTACTGACGCCGAGTGAACGCACGTTTCAACTTACCAACCCCATTAAGGATATCGGTCCTGATCGCGTCAGTGGTCGATCTCAATGGCATCCCTAGACCGTTGGGGGGAGCTGCTCGCATTGCTCGAAATGCACTAGCGCCAGTCTGATCATTCCGCGCTTTGCCGGCTTTGTCAGCCGCTCCATTGTCTAACCATATTCGATCACCTGGCGCTGAGCTCTGCAGCGCACGTGGCCACGCTGTGGTCAGGATGAGCTGAGCGAGTTGAGCCACCGTCACTTCGGCAGGGTTAAACTCAGCACAGATCACATCAGCGTTGAGCTCCTCATCGTGAGCGAGAATCAACACCGAGGGTTTTCTGAATCCCCAGTCAATCGCAATCCGAGCGCTCATGGTGGGTTTATACTCCCATCCATCGATGACCATCGTCTCAGGGTTGAACTCAGAGTAGACCAAACCGCTCGGCGGCTTTGGTCGATTCATGACCATAGCCTCACGCTCAGCCTCTGGTAAGAGCTTAGTCGCTTCAAACCATTCATCACTCAGGTTCGATTGATTGACGTATGAGGTGTAGAGCTTGGGTTCACAGCCTGATGTTTCGGCTAGCCTACACCACCACGCATCAGCGACAGGCAGACCGACGAGGATCATGATAGGTGATGGCCCTGAGCGCAGACGCCCCAAAGCTTTATGAGCAACCTCCTCACCGAGCGTCTGACACTCATCGATGAGACAACACCCCGATGTGATGTTGAGCCCCTCGAGGGGGTTGTGGGTTGTGTCGCGGGTGCCTGGTCTGAAGTAGGAGCGACACCACACAGTTGAGCCTGTCGACGGATCACACCACTGACGCAGCGTATGGTTGTAGCCCCAACCGAGAGGAGAGAGCCACTTCTGCATCTCAGGCTGCAAGACACTGTTGTAGCGCCCGTTGGTGTCGGTCACGAGTAGCGTTGAGGTGCCTGCTCTCCACTTGGCTATAAACAAGATCGCAAAGACTAGCGCCGAGGTCTTACCGGCCCCCCATCCACATCGAGCAGAGACCACGCGGTGCTCACTCCTGATGCTCGCGATGATGTCACGCTGTAGGGGGTTGAGCTCGAGGCTCACTTGAGGTGATCCGGATCTTGAGAGAGGGTGCGCTCAATCTTCTCTAGCCCAGTGCGAGTGAGCTTGTAGCGCGTCCTGCTTTGGAAACCATCGCGAGTCACCTCGAGGATCTCAACCTCAGTTCCTAGGTCAGCTTGTATCGTGTCGATATGTCGACGGACCCAACCAACGCTCTCATCGTCCTGACAGATGATGTCGTATTCACCGAAGACCTTGTACTCAATCTTCTCGTGGTGGTGCAGTATCGACCACCGGCGCTCCAACGCCACTCTCGCTTTGCTCATCTCTATCATCTCGTATCTCCAAAAGTCGTTGGTCTGTCTGTTCGATCATCTGCACCACTAGTGCAGCTCCACCGTCGTTCACTGTTTGGTTGAGCTCGATCTCGCGCTTTGCAGTCCACTCCTCAGGGAATCTGCGCTCAAGCAACCAAGCGTAGGCTCTCCAGTCTGCCTTCTCTTCACCAAGAGCCTTAAGCCTCGAGATCATCACCGCCTCACTGAATCGCTTAGCCGCCTCCACCTCATCTGCAAACTCTTTGTCGTCATTGACCCACTCATAGAACGTCGATTTACCAACACCACTTAGAGCGCAGGCTGCCTTGACACTCATAGCTTCTCTAAGGTTGGCGAGTAGCTGTTCACGTACCGCCTCTTTCTTGGACGGTCGTCCCATCTTTTTAGATTCCCCCATCACGCCCCCCATTAATTTAGATTGTCCGAATAGGCCGGTAATTCAAGCCTGCTTCTCTTTCCTCATCTGCCTCATCATGGCCTCATAGCGTTTCCTCTCCTCACGCTCTTGAGGCGTCTCTGCCATCAGCCGAGCTTTACGATTCAGCCGTTGCTTCTTAAGCCTCGCCTCCCTCTGCTCTGGCGTCTCTGCCTCTCTCTCTGCTCGGCGTCGCGCTCGGTCCTTGGCGTTCCTCCGCTGTCGCTTCTCTTCATCTGTCATCGCCATGGTGTCACCTCCTTTGGATGTAGCTCTTGGAGTCGAGGAGCATCTCAAGCGCCACGCGTTTTTCAATATAGTCTAGCAGGTCGCTTGATTCCCTCATCGCCATGTCACCGAGGACCCTGCGATCTCTAACAATCCTGAACTCATACCGCCTCTCATCGCTCGGCCTCGATAGACAGTCAAAGCAAGTCACGTCAGTCCCATTGGTGAGCACTGGCGTTACTGTCGTCTGACAATGCTGACAGCTCACTGTGGGCTCTTGGTTCTCAATGACCACAAGGTGATAGTCAGCTGATGCAAGCACCTTTAACTTTTCAAGTGGTGTTGAAGCCTCCAAGAACTTAATGTCAAAGTGCTCGGTCCGGCAGTTGCGTCGGGGCACTCTAGCCCCTCCTTTCTCAATGTGCTCTCTCAGGGCGCGGCGTCTATTCCGTGTCTCCTGATCGTAATCTGATGAGATTAGGCGGCGCTTGGTCTTCTTAGGCTTCTCTCCAAAGAGGTCGTCTTCATCTCTCACTAGCATCACCTTGAGCCCTCTCCACCTCCTCAAGTGTGCGCTCGATGTGGCGCAGGAGCTCCGCGCTGTGGTCATGCATCTCCTGACCATGCTCGTCGATATTAAGCAGGATCAGCCGCCTTAGCTCCTTGAGCACAGTGGTTGCGTATTCGTCTTGTTGGTTCTGCATGTGTCTCTTCAGTGGATAACTGAGTCAGCGTCAAACTGAGCCATGAGTCGTTCAACATACTCTAAATCTGTGTGGCAGAGAACTTCTGCGCAGAGTCGAGCTAGCCCCATCTCAACCGCAACGGTTAATAGCTTCTCATCACGAGACATGGCGCTGAGCTTGCCAGGTCGCTCTACGACCTTGAGCTTCTCGTTAATGATGCGCTTGAGTTCAGGGTGTCTCGTCATCCAAGCACATATCCAAGCTCTCTGAATCCCTGCATCTCTGGTCAGGTTCAATCCTTGCACTCTTCTCATCATGTCTCCCTTAATATGGTTTGGATGGTTTGGTGACCCACTGTGGAGCCTGAACAGGTTGAGCCCAAGGTTGATCCGCGATGCTCGACGCGATGTTTGGATCAGGTGGTAACAAGTCACCTGGCGCAAAGTCGTTGGCGTCACGCTGCCTAGAGTCTAGCGCTTTCCACTTGTCAGCGACCACCTCCCAACGGCGCTCTCCATCTACCTCATAGCTCCTGAGCCTACCTTGGATGTAAGCCATTGAGCCCTTCTTGAGCTGACGCATGACCCGCTCACACGATTGACCCCACACTTTGATGTAGTGCCACTCGGTGTCAGTCTGCCACTGATCATTGACCCTGCGGCTCTGAGAGGTTGCGAGTGAAAACACTGCGTACTCTGTACTGTTATGTGTGCGCTTAAGCTCTGGGTCTTTGCCTAAGTTCCCGATGAGGGTTATCTGATTGATCATGTGTTGAGCACCTCCACGATATCGGCCACCTCTTTAACGAGATAGCCGCCGCGCTGATGGTTTTGGTAATACGCAAAGACGATGGCTCTGATGAGGTTGGCTTCAGTGCAACCGAGCTCCTCAGCCCTGCGCTTGATAAATTCTCTTTGCTCGGCAGTGAGCCGAACTGATGTTGGGGTTCTCTTCAATGGCTCTCCAAATGGCTCTCCAAATGGCTCACGCCTCGAGCGTGTATCTACTCGAATCTGACCTTAAGTGTTTAAATGAACGAGACGTGAGCCGAGATCTAGTGTAGTCACTTAAGCCTACAGGTCAAGGTTTAATTGCGCAATAAACCACAACTCACCCCCAGTGCAGTGACTAGCACAGAACACCTCTGTTGGAGGTTGGCCGGTCTGCGCTAGCCCCGTCCAAAGAAACCACACTAGGGGTGAGGTGCGAAACAACCATTACACAGTAGTTACATAAGCCTACATGTCAAGAGCAACCTCAACCCTCAACTTAAGGAGACCCGTGAGAGATGAGGAGCCGACAACCGGCTAGAGGTGACCCTCCCACTGAGCGTTTTAATCAGGGGAGGGTCTCGCACTGACACAAGGTAGAACCAACAACCTGCAATGCATTGAGGGTGATAGCACAAAAAACAAGAGCCCGCCACCACAAGGTCAACAGGCCACGAGCTCTCGTCGAGTCATCCACCTTATCCAAAAGCCTGCTGAGCGGTTAACCCAGTTGTTTAGAAAGGTCTCAACAGGCACAGAAAAGGGTAGTCAGCCTACCCCCTCCAAGAATCATAAGTCAACACTAGAGTGATACACCCTCAAGCTAGCGACGTGGCCACGCTCATCAATCCGGTAGTGAACGACAGTGGACGCGCCATTGAGTGTGAGCTGATGGAGCTGCAAGCGACCTCTAATAGACACCTCCCTGATAACTGGCTCACCTTGACAGACAGCCCAACCCCACCGGCCTACACCATCGAGGTGAAGTGTTGATGTGAGCTCGAGGACAGCACCATCCTCAACGAGCCGGCTCGTACCCTGTGGCCCTGACTCTAGCGTGAAGTGTTCACGATGCATCACAGCCCCCAAGCCTTGAGATCAGGGTTATTCCGTTGCCTGCGATCATCACCGACCATCTGAATCGGTGCGCCGAACATAGCGTTGAGCCTCGACATGACAGCGCTGTTACGCTCGAAGAGTTGAGCGACCTCACGAGGGTTGAGGTTAGAGGTCATCACGATGGCGAGCTGACCACCGGCCCACCGCTCATACATCGCGCCAACGATCTCGACAGTGGTTGAGGTGTACCATGACGAGCGCTGAGCTTTACCACCTAGCCCACCTAGCTCATCGAGTAAGAGCACGTCACAGCGATCAAGCCAACCACGCAAGGGGTCGCGCTTCTGCTTGTCTCCCCATGTGTCTTTGATGCTGTTGATGATGTTGGTGTGTGAGGTGTAGATGACGCGCTTGCCTTTGAACGCTGCCCACCTCGCGACGCTGTAGAGGAGTGACGTCTTGCCGTTGCCAGGTTGACCCCACATGAAGGCTGATGGAGCGTGAGGCTGTTGAGGCTCGATGATGTGATTGAGTAGTGTGGTCACCTTGTGCTCTTGCTCCGGTGAGTCCCACTCATATCGTCTGAGATGCATGCCCACCGAGTCAGCAGGGAGCTCAAGATCATTGAGGCGTCGAGCTCTGCGACGTGGCACCTCACAGTAGTGACAGATCTTGACGCTGTTACGTGTGCCCTCGATCCTCAGCCATCCCTCATCACACCTGCCACAGTGTGGAATCTCTCTGACGGTGAGGCGAGGCGCAGCCTCATTGATCATGTTGAGCTCCTCAAGGTTCTCACCGGTGAGGCTTGAGAAGTCGAGCAGCTCCCGCTGTGGTAGCTGATCAGCTCTGAGCTGTCTGATGGTCTTGATCTGATTGAGTGTGCGAGTGATGTTGCACCAGTCTTGGGTATCACCTAGTCGTTGCATTGTCGTTGGTCTCCTGTGTCAGTAAGGGCGATATGAGGTTGTTGGTCTGTTGAAGTTTACGCCTCGCTCTCGGTCACGTGCAACGCTTTCGGCTTTGCGGTTCATGTTGTCCACGATGACCTGAGCCTCTGCGCAGCTGATCTTTCTCATTCGAGCGAAGTCTCTAAGGGCTTGAGGATAGTGAGATTCATCAACCTCAACAGCTTCATCAGCCTCGACCGTCTGAGCGTCATCATCTGGCAGTGATGTCTGTTGAGTCTCCTCTGTTGTTTCTCTGTTGTCTCCTCTGTTGTTATCCTCTGTTGTTTCTCTGTTGTCTCCTCTGTTGTTATCCTCTGTTGTATTGGGTGTCATATTGTCACTAGGGGGTAGTGTCATATTGTCACTAGGGGGGGTGACATATTGACACTGGGGTAGTGTCTTATTGTCACTAGGGGGT